GACCGCAGCGGGGTCAAACGGTGGGATGACCAGCTCCGCAATAGGGAGCGGTCCTGTCTCGATGTCGCAGTAAATACGTGGGTTTGCTGGCATAATGCTAAAACGGTTTGGATTGGTAGTTGTGCGTCTGTCAGCGGATGCGCACCCCCCGCGCTTGTCCATGAGTCCCCAGCAGCAACGGGCTGCCGGGAAAGTTGTCAGATCTGCTTCCCGCAGTGCGGGCACAGCTTGGGTTCTTTAGGCCTCTTCAGGAGCACCGGCACGGCCAGCCACTCGCAGATTTCGCTGTAGGACCTCCACCCGAAGCCTGTGACGGCATTGGGATGCAGGTGCCCGGACGTATACAGGCTCAGGGCCTCGCTCTTATCCTTCACCGCCATGCGGTCCAAAACATTGAAGGTGCGCGTAGTGAAGGGCCAGCCCCACTGCGCCTGGATCTCGGCCTTGATCTTGGCCGCCTGCGAGATCTGGCTGATGCGCTGCTTGGTCAGGCCCATGACCTCGCCGATCTGTGTGATGGACTTACCCTCGGCCCTCAACTGCATGACCTCGGGGATGAGGTGGGCCACCTTGGTGTACTTCTTCTTGGTCGGGTTCATGGCTCAGTAGGGGAGGTCGTCCTGCTCCACTTTAACCTGGGCTTCCTCGTCAGCCTTGAACTTGGCCTGGTACCACACCAGGCCGTTGATCAGGCGCTTGTCGTCCGCGGTCTGCTTGACCTCGGCCCGGGCCTTGGGCAGCCAGTGCTCGATCAGGCTCGTGATGCTCTCCTCGGTCAGCTCCCGGAGCTCGATGCCCTTGTGCTTCCCGACGTGAACCTTAACCTTGGACGCATCGTCCGCCGGAGGCTGTCCACCGCCCGAGGTCTTGCGGAAGCTCGAGTCGCCCGTTGCCGGCGCTGCCTTGCCCTCGGCTCCATCCTTCGTAGGACGGTCCTGCAGCCGCACCCACAGCCCGCTCGCCGCCAGCGGCTCGCCTGCCTTGTGCGCCATGATCAACTTGATGTTCGCGTAAGTCTTGCTCCCGTCCGCACTCTGCTCGTGCCCGATGACTAGGTTGGCCGGCCGCCCGATGAGGCTCTCCAGATCCAAGCTCTTGTTCTCCTGGTCGGTCAACTTCCGGCCGAACCAGTCCTTGAGGAACTTGGTCAGCGCCGCCTTCTCATGCAGGCTCGGCACCATAGGCTTGGTGAACACCACCCAGGGCTGCACCGGGTCCCTGCTGTCGTCCTGCAGTTCGATCTCGAACGCGAACTTGAACTTCTGCTTCACGCCGTACTCGGTCTCGTACTCCTTCAACGGAGTCACGTCCACGCACACCGCTCGGCCCGAAAACTCGGGGCACGGCGCGAAGTCCTTCTTGCCGCCTGTTGCACTGATTATCATACGTCTTACTTTGTGTTGTTATTGTTGTTGTGTTATTTCGAGGCCTGCTTTTCGACCTCGGAAAGTTGCTGGGCCATCCGGGCGTAATTCGCCCAGTAGTCCGGGAAGGCATCCCGCAGCTTCTTCAGGTTGCTGGGATCTGCAGCCAGTGCCGCGGCGCCCAAGGCACGCACGAAGCTGCCGCCGTATTCCTGCATCGTCCTGGCCACATCTCGATCGGTGACGTTCACTTGCTGGCCTTTCCCCTGCGGCGCGTCCAGTAGGACGTGTATTCCATCTTCTTGGCCTTGGAGGCCGCTAGTATCTCGGTGATCTCGCCCTTGCGGAAGCGGTAGTGGCCGCTGCCTTCGTGTCTGAGTTTGTCTGCTCGGTTCATAACTTCTCTGTGAGTGATCTGATGTATCGGTTGCGCTCCTTCGTTTTGACGTTGATGAGGTATTCAATGGCCATGCAGGCGTTGACGCTTGCGGTATGTTCCCAGTTCTCATTGTTGTCGTAGTACTCATGCCACCGCTCGTTGGGTGCTACGATGACTTGTCCGGTCTGCCGGTGCTTGAACACGAATGCGGCAGGTCCGATTGGTACGTTCACGGCCTCACCTCCTCCCCACGCCACAGCAGCAGATCCGCTCGCATGGCGTCGTTCTCCTGCTCTAGTTTGGCGATGCGCATATGCTGCTCCGCTAGTCGCTCCGCTGCGTCAGCGACTGCCGCGTTAGCGGCGCCGTCCTCGGATTGAATATCCTGAGACAATATCCGCATGGCGGCGATCAGTGTTTCGGTTGATGTTCTCACGGCTTGGCCTCCTTGGATTTGCGGATTAACTCCTCAACTGGACACGGTTCACCCGATCTGTGCTGATGCTTTTTTCGGTGGTGCAAATGATTGCAGTCCACTACTACACATCCCAACGCTTCCTCCAACTGCTTGATGCGCTCGTTGGCCGCGTTCAATTCTCGCTCCATCTTCTGCGATTCAGCGAACAGCATGTGGAATGACCAGTCGTAGTTGTTGGTCCTCGGTGTATCGCTCATTTGTCCCCCCTCGCTTTGAGCATCGCGTCGGCTATTTCATAAGCCTTACCAGATGCAGCCTCTAAGCCCCATCCTCTGACAATCAACGCCTCTATCGCCTTACCGGCAAAGTAGTCGCGGAGGGTCATGCCGTGGTGATATCCAAGTGATGTTTCGTGAGGAAACGCCGGTCCTCCGGCGTTGATTGGTTGGTTGCTCATTTAGTTTCCTCCCCTTCGAGGTACTGCGCCACCGCCTGATCGGCAACGTATTGCAGCTTATAGCCTTTGCGCTTTGCGTATTCCTTCAATCTCCGATGCGTGTCGTCACTAACGACAAACATCTTAGCAACTGGACGTTTGGGTTTGGGTTTCATCGCTTGTGCTCCTTGATGATCTGGGCCACGAACCGGCGCTTGCATCCGATGGCCCGGGCCACAGTGTCGGTGTCGGCACCGTTGTCCCACAGCCGGTAGGCCAGCTCGCTGTCGAAGGCCTCGACCGGCTGCGCCCAGTTCCTCGACAACTCCCGGGCCTTGGGCTCCGGGAATGAGATCCAGCCCGCAGCCACGGCGCTGGTGATGGTATTCTTGGTGATCACTTGAGGCCCTCCGCAATCATGGCGTGCTCTAGGATCAGCACAGCGTCCGCGGTCTTCAGTGTGATCACCTGGCGGGGCTGCCTCTGCTGCGCGATGCCCTTTAGGTGACTCTTCCACTTCGCACCATGGGTCGCCTTGGTGCCGGCCCCGATGGTCTTCTGCCAGCGCTGCGGCGGCACCTCGATCACCCGGGTCTTAGTGCTTGCGATCAGTCCGTGCAGGAACCCGACGTTGTAGCCAAAGTTGAACATCGAGCTGCCCGGGGCACCCTTACCCCCGACGTACCCACCCACCTTCTCGATGTAGCAGACATCCGAGATCGCCAACCTGTCGGTCACCAGGATACTGATGTCCTGGTCGGTCTGCGGCATCGAGTTCAGAATGATGCCTGATGGCCCGAGGTAGGCCAGGCCGCCGCTCATACCCGGGTCGATGGCAAGTATCCTGGTCACTTGGCAGCCTTTCTCAGCCATGCCTGAATCGCCTTGTCGGCTACCGCCTGCAGTTTGAGGCCGGCGGCGAGGCAGTACTCTCGAAGAGCCTTGTGGGTGGTGGGTGTCACGTTGATGGTTTTTGGTTTCATTAAATTCAACCTGCGTCTTCAGTTTCACCTTTTGGCATTACGAACATTATTGAATCAACGGAAGCACACGAAGGTTTGCCGTGGCTTTTGTTTAACCAATTGTAAACTTCAATATACGCTCCCAACCCAAAACCTTGAATCTCTGACAATTGCCCAGCGCAATAAACATCAACTAGCTTCCCTACTGTGTTTATGTCATGCGACAATAGGTTGTTTGCTGTTCTTACAGACAATAATGGAAAAATATCAGAAGTAAGTATTCCATCTATCTTTAGTTTCCCATTCTCGCTGGTCCACGTTTTTCTTGTGTGATACCACTTTGTTAGTACTGTTGGTGTACTCATTTCAAATGCTTTTCAACCTTGTTCCAGTAGGCTTGAGTTGCCGTCTTCTTCTTGTGTCCCTCGGGACCGCCGTTCCAGATCCGGGCCTGCTCCTCAGTTGTCTTGCCCTTGCCGTAGTGCTTCAGGTAGGCCTCGCACACTGCCCGGGCCTGCGCTCGGTTGGTCATGTCCTGGTGCCGGTAGTGCGATCCGGTGATCCGGTTCACATCCAGGACAACCGCGCGGTGGATCTGCAGGGGCCCGAGGGCGCGTCCGTTGTCGCCGATGGCCTGATCGTTGCCCGAGGACTCGACGATGATCAGGGCGCTGATGAGATTGGAGATGGTGGTCATTGGGCCCCTCCGTTGATATCGGCAGGCCACTCACCGGCTTCCACCTTAGACCAGAAGGCCCTTGCAATCGCCTCGTCGCCACGGGCAAGGCGCAGGTACTCGGTGCGCTTCTCCTGCCGCACCCTAGTGTTGTAGGCGTCCTGTCGAACATTGGAATACCGCTCAAGGCACTCGTCGCGGACCTCGTTGAACTTGGTGTCGTCTTGAAAGAACTCCGTGAACTTGGCCGCTTTGTCATCGCTCTTGCTGACGCCAACCCACGCGACCTCGACGGTGGCTTCCGATGCTGAGATCTTCAGGTCTTCTCGGTTATAATTGACCTTTTCGATTTTCACCAAGCCCTCCAGAGCAGCCAAAGCCTTGGCCTCGTCCATCCATCCAAAGTCGGTCACAAAGTAACTTTGCCGCAGGCGGAACACCTTGATCGCCTCGGCGGGCTTCTGATACCCGCGCCACTCGGAGCGACGGAGCGCCTCGCTCAGGGTGATCGGTGGTTGAATGTTCCGGTCGATGGCTTCAAGCCGGATGGAGTCGTTGAGGTCTTCGTTGGTGAGGTTGAGAACCTCTGAGTCTGTCAGTTGATTAAATGGCTTCATGGTTTGGAGAGTTGTGCGCGTTGGCCAGTCGCGCCCCTGGTTCCCTGTATTCCTCACAGGTCGGATGGGTGGCTTAACGGGCGCCACCAGCCCTGAAAGTCAGTTAAACTTGAGGTTGCAGTTTTTGATCTTCCACTGGTTGCCACCAATCATAACAACCGAGAACGTGGTTCCCTTTGAGATGACCAATCCGGTGCTTCCGATTCCGAAGTTGTGGTTGAAGCTGCTCTTGATGACTTTGGCGGTGTTGTTCGTGTTGCTCATGGTGTTGATCTCGTTGACGGGATCAATATGGACGAGGATCAGAACACCGTCTACAGAGAAAACCGTTTTTCTGTAGATTTTGAAGAAAACCCAATGTTTATGCGGGTCAAACAGGGGTCACTTTTCTGCGGGCGCAGCGAACTTCAGGAAGAACTCGGCCTTCGGTCTGATGTGAATCGTGCCTGTCGACAGGCGCCGATAGACGATTGCCTGGCGTTTGGTCTCGGCCAACCTGAGCTCGGCCTCGGGATGCAGCACCTCGACCTCAATGGCCGGGTTGGATCGGTTGCGGAAGGTCACGGCCAGGCGGTGTAGACCACGGTGCCCTGGCCGTTGGCGTCGACCAGCTCGACAGCGTTCACGCCCTTCAATTTGGCCAGTGCGGCCAGGAG